GGGCCTGTTCAGCTCACGTCTTCGCACGGGTCGGTCCAACCCTGGTGCTCAACGCAAAGACGTGGCCAACCCCGAGAAGTCTTCTGCCGGTGCTTCGGTGAACGACGACCCGAGGTCGACTTCCCGTACATACTGCATGCTGTATGCTCTCCACTGCCAAGGGAAGAGGGCATAAGCATGCGGTATGTCCAGGGGCTGCTCAACAGCGAGACCATCTAGGTAAGCTTCGATGTCCAGCTGCTGAGAAATGGTGATCCCATACACCTCCTCCATGAGGGCGCGCGTGCGCTCTGGAGGATCTTGAAAAGGTACTGTGTCGAAGACGAATCCCTTCATCTTCTCTGCCCACCAGTACTCTCGGGATTTTGCTCGTAGGACCTTCAGGAGTTGGGCATCCTGAATATCCGCAGTCACCCGTAGCCCATACTGCGCCAATGACGACACAATTGGACATCCGGGATACTGATGTGCTAGGGACAGGGATTTTGCTCTGAGCAATGCTCTCAACACAGTCGGTCGAGACCTAAGGTACTGGTTTGTCGTCCATCCGAACGACGCCAGCGCCTTAAGGGGGTTGGTTATATTGACCTGGTCCTCTAGGTCAAAGATCAAGCCGCAGAAAGAGGCTGTCTCCAGCCTCGAATGCACCTCCAGCTTGATAACCAATCCCAACTTCGCAAAATCCTCTGCCGTGGGGGCCTTCCCCACCAGCCGAAAGAGACCATCGTCCCCTTCGACCACGCCGTCAACGTCCCTGCATCCCTTCATGTGACAGGTATACAACATGAACATCAGGTTCGAGAACCCATTGCCCAATGACGTGCACATTTCTCCAGACATTCTCGTCGCCTCGAGCTCGACAACGAGATGCTTGAGCCTACAGACGTTCTTCCCGCCCAAGACCGTCCGCACCAGAGCCATAAATTCCTTACCTGAAGCCAGATCCCGAGTCATGTACTCGTAGAGCTGGAATTCACAGGCTTCCATGATCTCCTTGGTGAACAGCGCCTCAAATGACGTGTAATCCGTCGCCACATAAGTCGCCCCTTCACGGGAAAGCTTGTTGTATATGTAACCCGGGCGTTGAGCCACGGGAACATGCTTTATGAACTGCGGTAGCTGATACAACTCTTCCTCGATGCACTTGAAGAAAGGACCAAAATAACATTTTGCTTCATCGGCACGTGCATTTATGATCCGAGGGTACTTGAAGTCCAGGTAACACTCATCCTTAACAAATGACTTGATACCGAAGTACTTCCCCATGCGGTCCGTAATATTTACCACCTTTTCCCAACACTCGCGCAGCTGCTCCTTGCGCCATTCTGGATAATGGGTGCGCTTTATCCACCCCTCAAAGCTAGTGTCGGTCGCTGCGTCTAGCGGTTTTAAATTAGCCCGCAGCCACTTCCTCACGAAGCGCTTGAATCCCCTCAACCACTTACGGTCCATGGGAGGGGGCTTGGTTCCAAAGCGCTTCTTTGCCCCTTTGGCAGCTGAATCTGGATCATCG